TAGGCCTAGGGGTCTGTACGGGTCGTTTACGGCCCCTCGGGGTAGCATCTACTTCGCATGAGTGAACCTACTGAACCGGCGGGCCCGCCGGATACTGCCGGCGGCGTTATCGACCTTCGCACCTTTGTTAGTTTGCTTTCGGCGGCCGAATCGTTGGACGATGTAGCCGACGAAAGCCGGGCGGCGGCCTCGGCGGGGGCGCTGGCCTCATCGGTTGAGTCGGTCGCTTTTGAGCTCTTAGGAATCGTTGACCAACTTAGAAACGAAAGGTAACCACCATCATGGCCGGCCCGCTACCTAAAGAACCAGATAACCGGCGGCGGCGTAACGCCCCGACGGTGGCGCGTAAAGCGGTGCCAGCTTCGGGCCGGCGTGGCCGTACACCTAAGCCGGCGCGGGAACTTGTCAAAGGATCGACGGCGGCCGATTGGTGGCGTAACGCTTGGCGCCTACCGGTGGCCGTGTTGTGGACTGCCGAAGATATACCGGCGCTAACCCGGCTGGCGCTAATGCAGGCCGAATATTTAGACCTCGGCGAGGCCAAGCACCTCGGCGAAATGCGGGCGCTCGAAGATAGGTTCGGGCTTTCGCTTAAGTCTCGTGAGTCTCTCGGTATCTTTATTGTGGACGATGTGCCAGCGTCGGCGGCGGCGAGCTCGAGCCCGGGTACACCGTCGGATCTCGCTAACCGCTTCGACGGTTTACGCGTTGTCTAAAACGCTGGCAGTACCGAAGCCGGTACCGCTCGAACTGCCCCGCCTTTCACTCGGTTGGCTTTTGGTGCCGTGGGTAGAGGAATACTTAGGCCTCGTTCTAACGCGTGACCAGATAGTAAGGCTCTTTGAGCTTTACCGTGTTGACGAGTCCGGCCGGCGGGTAGTTCGCCGGGCGGGTTTACGCCGGCCGAAAGGCGCCGGTAAGTCTCCCGAGGGGGGCTATCTGGCGCTTGCCGAATTGGCCGGGCCGGTTGTACCCGCCGGGCTAGATGCCGATGGGCGGCCGGTTGGCGTTCAGCACCACGACCCCCTTATACAAGTGGCGGCAGTTAGCGAAGATCAGACAGATAACGTGTTTAGGTGGTTGTATGACACTATCGCCGACCACCCCACGACGGTGGACGACCTCGGCCTAGACCTTGGCCGTACCCGTATTAACCGGGGCCGGGGCCGTGGCACGCTCGAGCCCGTCACGGCGTCGGCGCCTAGCCGCGAAGGCGCCCGGCTATCGTTCGGCGTACTAGATCAAACCGAATCTTGGGACCGCTCGAATGGTGGCCGACGGTTGGCCGATGTGATGCGGCGTAACGCGGCGAAGGTTGGCGGCTGGACCTACGAGCTACAGAACGCCCCCGAACCGGGCGACGGCACCGTAGCCGACGCCACCGCCCGAGCGGCCGAACAGAACACCCCCGGCGTTTTCTATGACGGCGGCTACTCGGCCGGCCTAGATGTGGATCTACGCGACCGGGTACAACTACGCCAAGCGCTCGAGCTCACCTACGGCGACGCCGCCAGCGGGGCCGGCGGTTGGGTAGACCTTGACCGGTTGGTAGCAGATATACAAGACCCCGACACCGACCCGACCGACGCCCGCCGGTTCTATCTCAACACGGTAACCACCTCGGCGGCCCGAGCGTTTGACGCGGCGGCGCTGGCCGGGCTCGAAGTTGGCCCGCTACCGGCGGCCGGTGAACTTATTACCGCGGGTTTCGACGGTTCACGCTTCGACGACTCAACCGCGCTAGTAGCCTGCCACGTAGAAACCGGCCGGCTTTGGTTGGTTGGTTTATGGGAATGCCCGCCGAACGCCGGCGAAGATTGGGCGGTTCCGGCGGCCGAAGTTACCGAAACGGTCAAAGCCATGTTTGACCGGTGGGAAGTGTGGCGGCTTTACGCCGACCCGGCGTACTGGCAAACGGAGATAAACGAATGGGCCGAGGCGGTCGGGCCGGGTAACTATCGGGCCCGCAAGGCGAAAGCAGAAAACCGGGTAGTGCCTTGGTACACGAACCGATGGCGGGCCGTGGGTTTCGCTAACAAGAATCTAGCTACGGCGATTCGCACCGGTTCAGTATGTTGGGACGGTGACGAGGACCTAGGCCGGCATTTACGTAACGCGGTTCGCTCGCCGGTTGGCGCGCTAGATGAGGATGGGCGCCGCCTTTGGAAGCTGGCGAAAGAAACCCCGGCCCGCAAAATAGACGCCGCTATGGCGGCGGTGCTGGCGTGGGAAGCGCGTAACGATTGCCAGGCGGATAGCGCGAACCGGCCGAAGGCGCGAGGCGGTCGGGTAGCGGGTTTCTAGGGCCCGGCAACATATGCCACGCCTATAGCACAAACGGCCGGTAGTATTCGCATAGTGGACCACTTAGAGAAACTACTTAGCGGCCTAGCCGCACAAGCCCGGCACGCTAACTACTTTCGCGAGTACTACCGCCACGGCGGTGGTAGCCCGTATATGCCAGCCGGGGCCCGCGCCGAGTACCGGCTATTACTCGACGAAGCCCGCTCTAATTGGTGCGGGCTTGTAATCGACGTAGTGGCCGAGCGGCTCATAGTTGACGGGTTTAGGGCCGCCGGCACTACCGAGGCGCGCCCCGAGCTTTGGCAATGGTGGCAGGCCAACAAGTTAGACGGCCGGCAAATGCCTTTGTATGTTGAGGCGCTACGGGCCGGTATCGCTTTCGTTAGCGTATGGCCCGGCGCTACGAGTGACGCCCCGCCGATTATCCGCGCCGAGGACCCGCGAGCGGTAGCCGTATTCTTAGACGCCGACGACCCGACCGTAACCGCCGAAGCTGTCAAAGTGGGCGCCGATTATGTGTGGCACTACACCGCCGAAACCGTCACCACGTTACGAAAGAAACGAACCAACGGCTACGAGGTAATCGACGAGCTCGTAAACCCCCTCGGGGCCGTACCGCTCGTAGCGTTCCGAACTAGGCCCGAGCTCGACGGCACGCCAACGAGTGATCTAGCCGACGCGGTGCGGGTTCAGGACCGAATTACTAGTACTACGTTCGATAGGCTTATGGCCCAAAAGTTTTCGGCGTTTCGCCAAAGGTGGGTTACCGGTATGGCGATACCGACCGACGACGACGGCCTAGCGGTAGAACCGTTTAGCGCGGCGGTGGATCGCCTTTGGATGAGTGAGGACCCCGAAACCAAGTTTGGCGAATTCGGCGAGGCGACTCTAGGCGGTTACATCAACGCGGTGGCCGAGGACATCAGGCATTTAGCTAGCATTACTAGAACGCCGCCGCATTACCTACTTGGGCAGATGGTTAACCTATCGGCCGAGGCGCTTAAGGCGGCAGAAACCGGGCTTACGTCGAAGGTTCACGAGCGGCAGATGAACTACGGCGAAGCGTGGGAAGAGGTTATATCCCTGGCGGCGGTGGCCGCTGGCCGGCCGGATCTCGTAGACGATTCGTTGGAGACTATTTGGCGACGTACCGAAACGGTTAGCGAAGCCCAGGCGGTTGACGCGGCGGTCAAGTTGGACGGCCTCGGCGTACCGCGTGCCGCGTTGTGGGAACGCATCGGGGCGAGCCCTCAACAGATTGAGGCGTGGCAGAAAATGGCGACCCGCGAGGCGTTCACGCGTGCTATCGGCCAGCCGGTTGAGATACCACGCCAGCCGGCCACCGCCGCGCTAGCCGGCGTGGCACCGCCCGAGGACGCGCAAACGGTGAAAGCTAAAGCCGACGCTATGGGTGTACTCATCCGCGCCGGTGTGGCGTCAGAATCGGCCGCCAGCCAAGTAGGTCTAGAAGGCGTTGACTTTACCGGCGCGGTGCCTACGTCGCTTCGCCAGCCGGTTACCGACGCCGCGAAGTTAGAAGGCTAACCAGGTGGCGATAGCGGCCGAAGAACTCAAACGCCTAGCGATAGACGCATACGGCGGCCAGCAATCGAAGCTACGCGACACCGCCATAAACCAACTACTACGCCTAGCCGAAGCGGCCGACGACCTCGGCGACTTACAACTAATCGCGGCTTTTACCGAAACGGTTTTAGGTGCGCAAGGCGAAGCCGGGGCGCTGGCCGTTGAGTTTATAGACTTTATCGCCGATACCCCCGGCGTTACTGCTATCGACGCCGCCGAGTATCTCGGCAGGGCTAACCGCGGCGGTAACCTACTCGAAACCGTTTACCACCGGCCGGCCAAAACAGAGGCCAAAGCACTAGCTAAAGGAATCGACCCGGCCACCGCCAGACAGATGGCGCTAGACGAGCTTCGCCGGCTCGGCGATACCGATGTACTCGTAGCCGGCCGCAAAGCCGAAACTTTAGCTATGACAGAAAACACGAATATAGACGGATACCAGCGCGTACCAGATCCGTCGGCGTGTTCATTTTGTTGGCTTATCGCCGAGCGGGTTTATAAGTCTGCCGAGCTCGCCCCGAGCCACGCGTTTTGTAAGTGTTCTATAGACCCCATAACAAACGATAAGACAGAATGGCGGCCTAACGTAGGGCTCGTAGACGCGACGTTTACCGGGCCACCAACGACGGCCGGCGACGG